TGCAGCTATTATAGCTGCACGCACTAGTTGTTAATTGCCATTTTATTGTTGGCACATTCTGTTTAAGAAGATGCATCGACAAATCGATTTTATCAATTATGTCAATTACCTTTCTTTTCATTGTGATCAATTGCCATTTTAATGTCGGCACATTTCAGCAATGCATTCATCGCTACTTAGAGATTACATCGTTCATATCGTTGTCTATTCATCAATCAAGTATCGATGATTAGACATCAATTACAACAATCAATTTTCTCTTCTTGAGAGTTTATCTCTCGGAATGTTTTGACAACACTTTTACTCGGTCAGACGAACCGCCGACCTTTATGGTCCGAAACTCGTCACCCTCCCCTTTATTTCTACACCGTCAAAGTAGAATTAAAACTTAGAATTTGACAAAGAGAAGTACGTCAGTTCTCTGCTGACTCACTCTATAAAAGCCTACCCCAAAGAGTAGTACTTGAGGGATGATATGATTTTGCGCTAGGCAGCTGCGCCTTTTATGAAAACGCTGCCCACACAACCTACCTGGTCGTCTCTCGCGACGGACAGGGAACCGTAGAGTCATGGGTGCCACGACTTGAAGAGGTTTACCTCTAGCAAGCACCACACAGCGCTGAGATCCACGGATTGAGGACGCGCCTAAAACATGTCTCGCATGTATTAATTTAAACCCAAATCTTTGGGCTTAAATTAGTGCATACGGTGGTTATTATAATTCAAATGAAATTTACCACCAGTGCGCTATTTGAGCTTTTTGAAAAAGGAACCAACGTTGTTGGCTCCACATCTGTTACTATTAAAGATATTATTATGTCCAAGTGTAACTCTAGCTTTCGTAAGAAGCTAACTGAAGACGATACTGTTAACATTATTGAGAATTTACTTCTCTTGTTCGTTAGTATTAGAGAAAGTCAGTCTAAAAAACAAGCTTTATCTATACTTTTATTGTACTTCAAAACTCATTATAATTCTTCGTTAGTATTAAGTCTTAAGGACTTTTTAGTTGATAATGACTTTTTTACATCTGAGGATATTATGAATGTAGAACTTGATAAGGATGATACTCCTACTGTCGAACACGACATTTTCTCAGGACCATCTATTAGTCGCCAATGCGATTATGATTATCAATCTTCTACTCAGCCGACTTGGTTAACCACTTTAAAAACTTGCCATAAGAATTGGTCAGTTGCGAAGTGTGTACCTGCTTTTGGAAAAGTTTCCAAATTAATTTCCATGTTGGCAGCTTTGGGTTTATGCGAGTTATCTCGCTTCAATGTAGACTTTAATGGAGTCCGCATTTTTTCCATAGGAGCATATAGCAAGCACGTTAATGCACCAGATCTTATATCAGCACTACTAGATACTATAGTATATTTTGCTGAAGGAGCATATAAATTCTTTGAGAGTGGCGATTTCAACGCCTTCTTATATACTGATACTGATGCTATGCAATTCGATGAAAATTATTTCAAGATTTGTGAAATGAGCAATTTTGTTCGCTGTGGAAATTTAGCTAAGTTCGGAGATGGACAAATGACTGAAAAAGAGTATGATCTCTTATTAGTCAAAACTATCGAGAGTGGTCAAGCTATTCTTAGAGGGCTAACCGGCCCTGAGAAGACTATCATGTCCACCAAGTTTGAGAAGTTGCGCAAATTACGCGCAGACTTCGTCCAATTCAGAACTTCCGGTCAGTTAAGAATGGCACCTTTTGGTTTATATATCCATGGTGCTTCTGCTGTCGGAAAGTCGTACGTTTCTGCTTTGTTAATGCGTTTATTACTTAAAATGAACAATTTCGATTGCAGTGATGAGCGCCTCATGACACTTAATCCTAGTGATAAATTTATGTCAAATGCGAAATCTTTCGTCAATGGAATCTTCCTTGATGATGTAGGAAATACAAAACCTGATTTTTGCGAAGAGGCATTTACTCAACGTATGATTGATCTTATCAATAACATACCATACTATGCCAATATGGCAGAATTGGATCAGAAAGGTAAGCTTGCCTTAGAACCAAATGTGGTTGTTATGACCAGTAATTTAATGCTTGATCGACTTGCCCGTATTTATTCACATGACGTTATGTCTATTATTCGTAGATGTAATATACATTTAACTGTATTTGTTAAACCTGAGTATTGTATACATGGTAATCAATTAAACTCTGAGAAAGTACGTAACGATTTTGGAGATGATCCATATCCTGACGTATGGGAGTTTGAATGTTTTATCGCTGATAACACCGACGATCCAAAAGGAGAGTTAAAGAAACTTTTTGACCATAGAATTTCTTTGGCCGAAGTAATTGCTCTTCTTCAGGAACATTCAGCTAGGCATTTCGCCAATCAGGCAGTTGTCGTAGAAAATTCTAGAAATCTTAATGAAAAATTACAAATTTGCGATATGTGCAGTTTGCCTACACCTATGTGCAAATGTTGTCAATTTGGAGTTGATCTTCCTGCGGAGATTAAGAAGTCCATAGATTGGATTTTAGATCATCGTGTTCTTAACGTTCTATATATTTTCCAAGACAATCAAATTTATTCTAAACACATATCCACTATCATCGCTTTCCTTAAGAGGAAAGATAGATGGGAGGGACCAGATACCTTTCGCAATTTTGGTCATTGTTCCATTTTATTTGCATTGGTTTGGTACCTCCTGTTTTCAGTAGTCAATTTTGTTTGGTTTGTATCAGCAATATATTGCTATTTGGCATCTTTTTATGTCTTCTATAAGTCTAAAATCATTGCCATTGCTGAATTAAGTGGTACTGTAAAACATGTGTTTAAATCCGTCCGCTCACGTAGAGCCAAGAATTTCTTTGCTTCGTGCGTGGTTGTTGCCATAGCATATAAACTCATTAAGAGATATAGAGCTTTTTGGCAATTTCAAGGTAATTTGCTCAATCCCACTGCCGAAGAGGTGGAAATTAGGGACAAGGAAGCAAATCCTTGGGTTGGAGCTTATGTCCAGCCCGTACCTCAAAATCTTCATGTACAGTGCAGTAAGGAACAACTTATGTCAAATGTCGAGTCCAATCTGTGCTACTTGAAATTACCTCACCATACTGATGGTGTTGCGTTTTGTGATATATTTTTTCTCAAATCAAATATTGCAGTAATTCCACAACATATGTGGTATGCAGAAGATATTAGATATGAGGTGTACCACACACAACGGGTAGTAGCTAACGGCGATACCGTTCCACACAAACGTGGTCATGGTATTATTAGCCGTCTTCACTCATACAATATTCCTGGAACAGATCTTTGTATAGTTTATATTCCTGGATGTGGGACTTGGCGAGATGTTACGAAGTTCTTACCAGATTCTAAGATGGGTGATGCACATGCGACTATGATATATAGACGCAGTGATGGCTCTATTGTAAAGTATAGTACTTACATGAGGAAGTCTGATAAAGTTAAAGTTAAAAATATAGAGTATTCTGGACATACATATGTTTTGCCAGAAGATACTTTTTGTGGACTTTGTATTGGAACTTTAGTGTCAGACACCAAGCCATCTTTAATTTCTGGTTTTCATTTAGCCGGAAATGGCAAGCATGGTGCATCAGGTTTTTTGACCAAGAATATGGTCAATACTGCTTGTACTGAACTTAGTAAAGTTAGCTCCATTTTATTACCACATAGTGATGGAAATTTTCCAGAAAAACAGTGTGGTGTTAAACTATTGGACAGTACTTCTGTGCACCCAAAATCGTGTGTTAATTATATTCCAGTAGATGGAGTTTTTAACGTTTACGGTTCTTGCCCTGGCAGGTCTACATATAGGTCAGAAGTGGTTAAATTACCAATATCGAAAGATGTTACGGAAATTTGTGGAGTACCTTGTCTTTGGGGAAAACCCAAGATGCACCCATGGAAACCGTTCTTTGCTAATTTACAGAATACTTCAAACCCTTCTTTCGGATTTCCTGCCCAAGCTTTAGAGTGGGCAGTCAACGATTGGTTAGAACCAATGTTGAAATTAGTTAAACAGAAGCCTTGGAATAAATCCGTTAGGCCTCTGACCGAAATTGAAACCGTTAGTGGTATCGATGGACAGCGTTTTATGAATGCTATGGTTAGTAGCACGTCTATCGGTGTACCTTTGAGTGGACCTAAAAAGAATCATATGATTGCATTGAATCCTGATGACCATCCAGGACATGCATGCCCTATGGTTCTTGACGAAACAATAATGACTGAGGTAGCTCGATTGAAAGCAGCATATCTGAAGGGAGAGCGTGGATATTTTATATTGAAAGCATCTCCTAAAGATGAAGCCACAAAATTGGACAAGGATAAAGTCCGAATTTTCTTCGGTTGTCCTGGTGCTGCATTGTATATATTGAGACAATACTTACTCAGTATTATTCGTTTCATTTGTTGTAATCCGCTAGTTGCAGAGTGTGCTGTTGGTATTAATTCGCATGGTCCTGAATGGGATCAATTGGCGAAGCATGTTACTAAATACGGCAAAGATCGCATCTTAGCGGGCGACTATAAGGCATATGATACACGTATGTCTGCTCAGTTAACTTTGGCTACTTATAATATGTATGTCAAAATAGCTGAAGCATCTGGTAACTACACCCAAGATGATATTACTATATTGAAGGGTGCTATTACTGATTCGTGTTATCCTTTCATTTCTTTTAACGGAGATTTGATTTCTTTGCATGATTTGCATATTTCTGGTACATGCATTACTGCTGTTGCCGGTAGTGGTGCAAATTCTTTAATGCAAAGGTGTGCCTATTATACCGTCACAAAAAAGGAAAATAAGAAGTTGGAGAAATTCCGTGATATTGCTTCTATTCAGACTTTCGGAGATGACACAGAAGGAAGTGTTGCCGAGAGAGCTGAACATTTTAATTTCATTTCACTTCAAAATTTTCTTGCTGAATCTGGTATTGAATTTACTATGCCCGATAAGAAATCGGCTCCTAAAAAGTTTTTACACATCGACGAGACAGATTTCCTTAAGAGGAGAAATGTCTATTGTGAGGAGTTAGATCAAATTATGGGTGCATTGGATAAACAGTCTATTTTTAAGTCGTTACATTGTGTTTTGAAGAGTAAGCATGTTACTACTTTACAACAATCACAAATGAATATCGACGGTGCTTTGAGAGAAATCTTTTTACATGGTAAAGATGAGTATGAAACTCTTCGAGCACAATTGAAGGAAGTAGCTGCCAGAAACAATGTGCACGGTTGTCTTATGTTAGATGTTACTTATGAGGATCATATGCAAAAATACAAAGAGAAGTATTATGGTGCAGAATCTGAAGAAACAGAAGTCGAAGAAATCTTTGATTTCACTTTTCAATCCGGTGTAGAACGCTATCTATCTCCTAAAGAGTACTCCCGCTCACGTTATGTGGCCAAGAGAGCCACACAGTGGGAGTCTGATAGGAAAAAAGGAAGCGTCTACGAATATGAGGATGAAACAGTTAAAGTTATTCGGAGACACCATGCTTCCAATTCCATTAAAGGATTGGAAGAATTACCTAACTTTTTTGCTATGAAAAAGACTCAGCGCATGTCTAACTATTTTGACTTATTGAAGATAATGCCACACAAGCCCTGCTTTTACGAAACTGAAATGGTAGGGTCCAATGGAGAACAATTAGGTGATATTGACCTTGGTTTTTTCGTTGGCGGTGACAGAGAATTTGTCGTTTTTGAAATGAAGAAGTCCTATCACAAAGGCTGTTCTGCAAGAAGTCGTCGGCAAGTTGAAGCTATGGTGAGTTATTTGTCCCAGCAAAATAAGAGTGCTGTTTTTCACGGCTTTCTTGTGCGAGGTACAAAAATTCATCATGTAGTTTCATCTCGCGAGCCTTGTAAGAAAGTACGTAAGTTAGAGCTATTTCTCCGTTGTTATTCGGGAGTGATATTAGCCTAATTTACTTTCTTGGCTCAGACCTGGCGAGGTCTTTAAACATACGCCTTTTGACCTGGCGAGGTCATTAAATATACGCTTTCCCTTGGCATTGGGTGTACAATGCCACCTCGCCCCATTTGATTACGATAGAGTAAAAATGATTTGTCTGTATTACTTTGGACTCTAGCGCTGTGGGGTGTGTATATTATTGCACATAAACAGACGTCCTTTGGAGAGTGAGTTGCTCCATTGGTACTAATACTAACTTACTGATAATTTAAATGATAAAAACATAAATATTTCTATGGCGGATGGACAATTGAAAGAACAAAATGTATCTTTTAACGATCAATCTGCTGGATACAAGTATGAACTTACTTCAACTATTGATAGTACTCGTACAAATACTGACGCCAATGATGTGGATTTAGGCAATTTTTTTGAAAGGCCTTTGAAAATTGCGTCTTATGAATGGTCTACTACAATTACTTTTTTCGAAACTTTTAATCCTTGGACTCTATTTTTAGAGAATCCGAGAGTTGCAAATAGGATTAGTAATTATAAGCTATTGAAAGGTAAATTGCACGTTAAGTTTATGATAAACGGTAATGCATTCTATTACGGAAGATTATTGGCTAGTTATCAGCCAAGACATTTGTCTGATGATCTTACTGTAAATAGAGCCTTGATATATGCTGACAATGTAGAGGCTAGTCAGAGACCACATATTTTTATAGATCCATGTACCAATCAGGCGGGAGAAATTACATGTCCATTTCTTTGTGACACTGATGCTCTCAATATCCCTAATGGGGATTGGCGAGCCATGGGTGAAATGTCACTTCGAGAATTAACTCAATTGAGACATGCAAATGGTGCAACAGAACCCATTACCATTACTGTTATGGCTTGGATGTCTGAAGTCACCTTATCTGCTCCCACTGCTGCTAATTCTGCTGGTCTTACTGCACAAATTGGATTTGAACCACAAAGTGGTTTTGAGTTTCAAAGTGGTAAGAGTAAGAAAAATCGACTTACCAAAACCACAAACATGCAGAACAAGAATGATAGCAAATTGGCGAAACAGGATGAGTATGGTTCGGGCCCGGTTTCAGGCCCTGCTGCGACGGTTGCGAGAATCGCTGGAATGCTTGAGGAAGCACCTATTATTGGTCCTTACGCCAAAGCGACTCAAATTGCTGCTCGCGGTATCTCAAATATTGCTAAATTGTTTGGCTATTCTAGACCTCCTACTTTAGCACCTGAAATGAAAACTCAACACAGGCCTTTTACTGGACTGGCTTTAACTAATACTCCAGATGAGACTGAGAAGTTATCTTTCGATGCAAAACAGGAATTGACCGTTGACGGAACGGTTGTAGGTTTAGATAATACTGATGAAATGCTCATTAGTAGTATTGCCACTAGAGAGTCTTTTTTGACTACAACCACTTGGGAAACTACTGATTTGGTTGATCAAATTCTTTTTAGTTCGGCTGTTACGCCATGTCAAAAATTGCAATACGGAGGTGTTCCAATAGAGTACCATCAAACAGCATGTTCCTTTGCTGCAGTGCCTTTCAAATATTGGAGAGGTTCGATGAAGTATAGATTCCAAATTGTTTCAAGTGCTTACCACAAAGGAAGAATTAAAATCCAGTGGGATCCTGTCAACTATTCCTCTCAAGAAACTAACATTCAGTATACTCAAATTGTTGATATATCTGATGAGAAAGATTTTACTATTGAGATTGGATGGGGCAGTGAATATGCATGGTTAGATTGTGTCGGTTATACAACATCCGCACACATTACCCGTGCATCTTATCCCCTTTCTTCCACTAACACTTTTGCAAACGGAGTACTTACTGTATCTGTTTTGAACACACTTACGTCGCCTAGTTTGTCAGCAGGAGACACTGTTGCACTCAACGTATTTGTGTCGGCGGGTGATGATATAGAATTTGCTGTTCCAACGGCAGATGAACTTTTAACACATTCGTACTTCCCACAAGTTGGTTTTGAACCACAATCTGGTATGGAAAATACTAATGTTATTCAAGAAGATAAAGATTGCACTGATGAACCGTCTAAACCTATGAGCCAACAGGTTCTTACTACGTTTGCGACGGCACCGGATTCCACTGATTATAATGCAGATGTATATCACGGTGAATCTGTTCGATCTTTCCGCCAATTATTGAAAAGATATAATTTCGTTGGCGCAATTGGAATCAAGCAAGATGCTTTAGCATATTCCAATTCTTTCGTTATGAAGCATTATCCACCATTACCAAATCAAGATACCAATCATTATTGGGATCATCTTATCGGAACTAAGCATAATAAGAATATGAATAGTACCACACTTCTATCTTACCTCTATCCTGCCTTTGTAGCAATGAGAGGAGGTACCAGATGGCGTGTACAGTTTTATGCTGGGTATGATGATATGGTAAAAGGTTGTACTAGTATCACTCTTGATACCACTTCTACCACTTGTGGACCTATAACACCTGAATATATAGACTTAACAAGTCCGTTTGAGGCTTATGCTCATGGCAAATTAATTGCCAATGGAGATCAGTCATGGAACGGCCAGTCTGTTCAGGCTACGTTGAATAATCCAGTTGCTTATGCAGAGATTCCTTACCAAACTAACAGGCGTTTTCTCCATTGTCGAGATATTCATAAGAATATTCGTGATGGGGATCGTCCTGTTAAGGTTAATTATTCAGGATCTACTAGAGCTAATGGCGGCGCATGTTTAGCAGCATACGTATCCACGGCAGAAGATTTTTCATTACATATGTATCTTTCGCCACCCATTTTCTATTAATACATATTAA